AAAGTTGAGATAGAGGTAACGCTTACGGCATCGTGGATGGTATCAGATACGGAATGGAAGGTAAGTATTCACACCTGCGCACCAAAGAAACGTTCATGGATGGGCGTTTACAGTACAAATGATTACGATTACCGCCGCCTTAATCAGCAGGAACGCGAAGATTACATTTTGGAAAAACAAATGCAGCATTGCACTGCGTTGGAAATCTTGGAAGTGAAACTCGAACTTTGGAACAAAATAAAACCAACGATATGAAACTCGAAATCGGTCAAACAATATTTGTCGAAGTGTTCATGCACAGAGGCCCGACAGAAATCAAAGAATGCCAGATTGAAAAGATAGGCAACAAATATTTCTATCTGGACAAATTCCCGGACAAAGGCTTTGATAAGCAGACATTGAAGTATACCAATAAAGATTACACTCAACACAAACTGCAAGGCTACCTGACCACTCAAGAAATCACAGACCGACACGAAAAGGCCCGTTTGCGCGAAGTCCTTAAAAGGCATTTTGAAACATGGGGCGATTCAAAAAACAACACACTCGAAGAACTGAAACAAGTTTGTGAACTTTTAAAACTAACGATATGAAACAACCAATGTCTTACACCCTACGTTCCGGCCAAATTGTTACCGGAACCGTTTACAATGAAGTTCAACTATCTGCAAAATTCCAAGTCTTGGCGCGTGAATACAACGTTACCGACGCTGAATCTTTGGCGATGTGGATACTCGACACGCCGGATAAACACACACTTTATTTTTCGGGAACAAAAGAAGTTGAAACTTTGGCCGCGTCCGGCTTTGCAAAAATAAAAGGCATTGAAATCCCAAATTTGGATTGTCTGCCTGAATCAAAAATCTGCTTTACCTCATTTACTTTTGAAACACGATGAACTTACAAGACCACATCGAATACATCCGAAACCGTTGTATTGACGCGATTGCGCACGGCGACGAAATGAACAGCGCTATTTTTGAAGATGGTCACGGCTTAATAATGACCTTCAACGAGGCAATAGAAATTGCGAATGAGATCGACAGGCTGAAAGCGGAAAAGGCCGAACTTTTGGCATCACTGAAATCTTTGCGCGGTATTGAGCCGTGGATAGGAGACAGTAACGTATTGGAATTTTTCCAAAAAACGGTTTACACGGCAATCGAAAAAGCAGAAACTTTCAACAATTCAAAACAAACAACATGAATCCTTCCGACTTTCAAACCTACCCCTGGTCATCCGTCCTGCAAAATGAGGAATCTGAAATCATAGCGCTAAATATTATCACAATCCTGAAAAGAACCGGCGACGAATGGCGCTCCCTGGAATGGGTGGAATATGAAGCAGAGCGCAAAAAAGATGGCGGATTTTCATCGAATGAAGCCTACTATTTTGATGAGGTACAGTCCTACACGGTGTCAGCAAAAGCAGCATCTTCATTTTGCGCCATTTGGGCAAAGGTTTATGAAAATAGTTTTTCAGTTTCAAAATAGTTTTGTATCTTTACACTGTCAAAAGTGACCGCTCGTCTGGTAAACGGGTGAAAGATTACCGCCAGTAACAGTGGCGATGAAAGAATTTTTTAAACGACCGTTGTGGTCGGTGCGGGCTGGGCTGTTACCCCAACCAAAGCGTCTTGCCAAAGACCCCCGCACCGATTCCAGCGGTTTTTTTATGCCTAAAATGCAATCTAATGCAACTTATATATGAAAATTCCAGATGGGAAATGATATGTTCCTTTCAGGAAAAAGACACAGTAAAAGAGGCTGGTTTCCGGTGGGACGCAGTAAATAAGCGATGGTTTACGCCAGTTGCTTCTATTGCTGAAACGTTCAAAGACGTAGCAAATGAAACTGCGATTAAAGCGCTGGAAACGGTTGGCGAAAAAATAGAAATGTCTCGCTCCGCTTCTGTGTCAGAAATGCAAATTCCAGTACCCGAAGATAAAAACTATTTCCCCTACCAACACGCCGGAATAACTTACGCCTGTCAAAACGAATCTACCCTAATAGGCGATGAAATGGGACTTGGTAAGACTATACAAGCAATAGGGGTTATCAACGCAAGCAAGCCAGAAACGGTCTTAATAATTTGCCCGGCTACACTGAAACTGAACTGGAAAAAAGAACTTCAAAGGTGGTTAGTAGACGTTAGAAATATCCACGTCCTTAATTCATCCGACCAATTCCCCACAAAACCCGATATTGTAATAATGAATTATGATATCGCAACCAAGTTTGCAGACCAAACCAAGTCTTTGAAATGGTCTTTGCTTGTATGTGACGAAGCGCACTATATGAAAAATCCAAAGGCTCAAAGAACAATGTCGGTTGTAGGGCATCAAAAAAAAGTATCTCCGATTCGAGCGGATAAGAAAATATTCCTTACCGGAACGCCCATAACTAATAGACCGATTGAAATTTGGCCCTTAGTGAGTTATTTGTGGCCGTCCGTTTTCAGTAATATGTTTCACTTCGCAAAAAGATACTGCGATGCCTCAAATACGGGTTGGGGTTGGGACTTTTCCGGTCACTCGAATATGGAAGAACTGCAAAGCCTTTTGCGTTCGTCTGGAATGATTCGTCGGTTGAAAAAAGATGTATTAACCGAACTTCCGCCCAAAACCCGGCAGGTAGTTGTTTTGCCTTCGGATACCGTTAAGGGGTTGGTAGGCAAAGAAGAAAAACAAGTAAAGCAATTTGAAGCCGAATTAAAGAAACTGAAAAAAGCCGTAATCTTGGCAAAGTCTCAAAAAGATGAAGCCGGTTACAAAAACGCGGTATCAAATTTGAGACAGGCTTACAATATTGCCTTTACGGAAATGGCCGCTATCCGAAAAGAACTTGCTATTGCAAAAATTCCTTTCGTTGTTGAGTATGTTCAGGCAATGATAGACGAAAATGAAAAAGTAGTGGTAATGGCACATCATAGAGACGTGGTAGATCACTTGCAAAACGAGTTTGGAATGAGTGCCGTAAAATTGTACGGCGGCATGAGTGAAATAGAAAAATCGAACAACGTAGACAGGTTTCAGACCGACCCGACCTGCAAAGTTTTCATTGGTTCCATACACGCTGCCGGGATTGGCATAACGTTGACGGCAGCGCAAAAGATGCTTTTTGCGGAACTGGATTGGACACCTGCGAATATGTTACAGGCAGAAGATAGGATTCACCGGATAGGGCAACAGGGTAACGCACTTATTCAACAACTCGTTTTTGACGGCTCTTTAGATGCAAAAATGGCCGAAACATTGGTAAGAAAAATGGGTGTTATTGAACGCGCTTTGGACACTACCGAACTGGATGAGCCGGTAGATATTTTTGAAGATTAAAACAAATTTCAATTATGGATTATACTTTCGAGTCGCTCAAAAAGAATTACACAAACATTAACGAACCGGCAAAAAGATTCCTGAAAATTTCGAGGGATGAATACGGGCTTTGCGCTTACGTTCAATATAGGTCAGCCGACCCTCGACAAAAAATACGTGGTTGGTGCTGCGATTCAAAGCAAGAAATTGCCGAATGGGTAGGCATTTCAAGGGCTGGATTGTATAAAATGATTGACCGTTTATCAGGGCAAAACCTACTCGAAACAGATGCAAAAGGCAATCTTTCTGTCACTGCTTTTTGGGTTGATACTGACAACGAGTGTAAACTTAGTTTACAAAATACAGAAAACAAAAAAACGGGAAGTGTAAACTTAGTTGACAGTGAGTGTAAACTAAGTTTACAAAAAAACGGCGAAAGTGTAAACTTAGTTACACCTAATATAGAGTTAGATATAAGTAAGAGTAAGAAAGAATATATGTCGGGCAAACCCGACGGCACTGAATTTTTACCCTTAGAAGAAAAAAAGAAAAAAGAAAAAGTACACCCCGCCGCCGCGCTGGAAAAGAAGATCGAAGCGCTAAGGGAGAAGTACATAGAACTGTCAAAAGACAAAGAAAAGAATCACGGCGAACTTTTGAAGTTGACCAAACAGGGCAACGCCCTAAAAGAACAACTCGAAACAGAAAAGGAAATTGACGCGGTAATTTTGCGCCTGAATGAGAAAGCCGGTTTTCGATATGAGTTAACCGCAAAGGAAGCCCGGCGGGTTATCGGCAAACGACTTTCGGAAAACTCGCTCGAAGAAATATTTCAGGTAGTTGACTTCAAAATAAAAGAATGGAACGGCACAGAATGGCACAAATACCTTAGACCTGAAACTTTGCTAAACGGTCATTTTGAAGGGTACTACCAAGCGTCGCTACTGCCAAAGTCAAAACCAACAACCCAACCCGTTTACGAAAAACCTAAAAAGTACCTTTCTGAAATCGACGGTATAATATTCCACAAATGAGCGCACAACATTTACAAGCAAAAGTACAGCCCCAGGCTTTAGAATTAGAGAAAGCGGTTTTAGGCGCTTTGATGCTCGACCGCGAGGCGGTAATGTCTGTCATTGACACACTAAGCCCTGAATCATTCTACTTAGAAGCCCACCAAAACATCTACCGGGCAATCCTTTCGCTTTTCAATCAAAGCAGCCCGGTTGATCTGTTGACGGTCACGGAAGAGTTAAGAAAAGCCGGAACGCTGGAAAAATGCGGCGGCCCTTATTACCTCGTTGAACTTTCAAACCGGGTTGCCAGTGCAGCAAATATCGAGTACCATGCCCGGATCATTCAGCAAAAGTGGATGCAAAGGAAACTAATAGAAGCCGGTACCCTGATTTTGCAGGAAGCATACCAAGACACAACAGACATTTTTGAAATGATCGACGATGCAGAAAAAGCGATTTTCGACATAACTTCCGGGGCATCAAAAAAAGATGCGAAAGGGGCCGGACAAATTGCGGGCGATGTTTTGAGAAATGCCGAAAGGGCAATGAAGAAAAAGCAGGAAGGCGGCATAACGGGCATACCTTCTGGATTGAGCGAATTAGACAACCTAACGGGCGGCTTTCAAAATTCTGATTTGATTATTTTAGCGGCCCGGCCCGGCATGGGCAAAACTGGATTAGTGCTTACAATAGCAAGCGCGGCGGCAAAAGCGGATAAGCCTGTTGGTTTTTTCAGTCTTGAAATGTCAGAAACTCAACTGATAGGAAGATTAGTAGGTTCTGAAAGTGGGGTATCTTCAAACCGAATGATGAACGGAAGCCTACACAATTCTGACTTGCTTTTAATCCAGGAGTCAACCGAAACAATGAACGGCTTAAAACTCTTCATCGATGATTCATCCGCGCTTTCGATTGTAGAGGTAAAGGCAAAGGCGCGGCGAATGAAAATGAAACACGGAATAGAATTGCTGATAGTTGATTATTTACAGTTGATGAAATCAGGCGGCAAAAGCGGAAACAGGGAGCAGGAAATTTCCCAAATATCGCAGGGGTTGAAAGCACTGGCAAAGGATTTGAATATTCCCGTTATAGCACTTTCGCAGTTAAGCAGGGCGGTTGAAATTAGAGGCGGCGCAAAACGCCCGCAGTTATCAGACCTTCGTGAGAGTGGCGGGATAGAGCAGGATGCAGATATTGTTTCGTTTATTTATCGGCCCGAATATTACAGTATCTTAGAGGATGAAAACGGGCGCAGCCTAAAAGGGGTAGCAGAAATAATAATTGAGAAACACCGCAACGGCCCTACCGGAACAATCGAAGTGAGATTTGAGGAACAATTTGCCAGGTTCGCAGATTTAAAAAGCGCTCAATTTCCCGGAACGCCGCCCGTGCAAAACGCCGTTCCCGATTGGTCGCCAAAAATAGGAATGCCAGCAACAAGATCGGAGCCATCGGATGCGCCTTTCTAAAATCAAATAAAATGGACAAACTTGAAAAATATTACCGGCAGGAATTTATGAAATACCCGCACATTCCAGACTTCGACACGCTACTCGAAGGCGAAAAGAAAGAGATTGAAAACTCTTTGGGTTTTGCTCTTTGGGCTTTAAATGAGGCAATGAAGGATATTTTTGAAAAGGTAAAAAACCTATTGAAATGAAAAAGCGAAAACTACCACCCGTACCACTAACCAAAATGCTCGCCGACTACATGAAAACAGCGTCGGGCGAACTTCTCACCGCGCTTATGCTCTTTTGGCAAAAATGCGAATCAGGCGAAATACCTAAAAGTGAGTTATTTGAATTGCTTTGCCGGTTGAAACAGGCCGGGCGCGAATTGAATAGCGCAATTGATCTTTGCGAAGGGCTGGAAAAAATCAGTAAGTTTAAAATTGAAAATCCGAATTGAAAATGAGTATCGAAGAAATAAAACGCGAACTTAGAAGATACACAGACCTTTACGGCAACAGTCTTATATCCTATGAAGACATTGAAGACTGCAAAAATTTTCTTGACTTTGAAAGTATTGTGGAAAGACACAGGCAGCACATAGAAGACATGGCAAACGATGCTTCTAATAGTTTGGACAAACTCAAAAACCGATTAGGCATAACATGACCACCGACGAAAAGAAAAACGAACTCATTGCCACCCTTTTCAATTCAGGCTACACCCAACGCACAAAAGTCCTTTTTGAAAAAGGCAATGTAAGGGTGAAACTGATAGATGACCGGGGCATAAGAATTTCAATCCGCCTGACGAACGATATGGAGTTAGATGCGTTTTCGGAGTGGGAAAATGTTGACATTGAAAAATTGAAAGGGGTATGAAAGACCTGCTAAAACAGATAAGAGCCTGGAAAAAGCAATCTAAGTCAAACGCTAAGCTCTATTTTGAACAGTGTATGCCCATATCAGAATCGGCAGCGCTTTCTGAAATTAACGCATACGAGCGTGTCGAAAATTACATTTTAAGGAATTTAGAAAATGGAAACACTAACAGCGTCACAATACCGCGCACTCCGAAAGGAAGCCGAAAAGAAACCCGCCAAACGAAAGAAAAATACTGAATACGATATTCAATGCGCTTTTGTGCGGGAAATGTCCGTAAGGTATCCGAACGTATTGGTATTTTCAGACACCGCCGCGCACATTTGCAAAACCCTTTTCCAACAAATAAGGGCGAACAAATTAAGCAGTCAGGGCGAAAAATGGCCGGATGTTTTCATTGCTCAGCCATCGGGAGAATACGCCGGTATGTACATCGAATTTAAAGCGGAAACGCCGTACAAAAAAGACGGGGTAACGCTGCTAAAAAACGACCATATCGAAACGCAGGCTAAAACGATGCAAAAATTGCGGGAACGCGGCTACTTTGTGCCGGACTTTATTTGGTCGGTTGAAATGGCAGTGGCGCAGGTGGATTGGTATTTGGGGCTGTAAAAGACATGAATATTTGTTCGTTACCGACCGGGCGAGGAAATCTTACCCGGTGTTCATGGGATAATTTAACGCGGGCCGTCCATTCTGCGAAACGTCAAAGGGTGGGCGGCACTTTAAAACTAAACTATGCCAGATTTTACAATGTGCCAAAATAACGAATGCCCACAGGCCGACAATTGTTGGCGCTTTGGTTGCCCGCCTTCAAAATTTCAGTCTTACCAAATTTTCCAACCTGAAAAAGACGATGAAGAAAGTTTTGAATGCTCCTTTTTCAAACCCTATCCCGACGAACGAACTTTTCATCCATCAAACGTTCATCCGAAAAGCCAAAGCAAAGGGGTTAAGTGAGCAGGAAGCCGAAAGTAAATTCCAGGCTTTTCTAAAATCGGGCGAAATTCAGGAATGGAAAGAGCAGACCGAAAATCTCTTTGAAAGAACGGTGAAAATTTATTTTTCAAAAAAATGTTAAAGTTCTTGTGAGTTCAAAAAGAGTGTGTACATTTGTACATAAATTAACAGTTAAACAAAAAGAACGATGAAACTGATAGTATCAAAGCATGGGAATACACACCGCAACGTCTTTAATATCGCCTCTGTATTTGCCGGTATAGGGAACCTTCCAACTGAAATGGAAATAAGAAATCCAATGCAATACGGGCGCTATTGGTGGCGCGAAGGCAACAAAATTCACCTATATTCAATCTCTAACGATTGGTGGGCATGGATAACAGAGGAAACCGACGAAAGTATGACAATTCAAATAACTTATCGTTATGACAAGGGTGGAGTTTCCGACGCGATAATGCAAGCAATTGGACTTCTCTTTCAAAATAACGGTGTTGAAATTATAGAACAATGAGCAAATCAGAAGAAGCAAGAAAAGTGCTTTTCGGCTGCATGGTCATTTTCGCCGTTGGCGTATTTGTGGCATGGCTGCAAACAAACGGATACCTTCCTAAATATTAAAACGATGAGTTTAGACGTATATTTATCTCGCAAAAAATGGGTTAGTTTCGACGAAGGAACAACCCATACAGAAGAAATCGAAGAGGTTTATTCTGCCAACATTACCCACAACCTTAACAAAATGGCGATTGAGGCCGGTATCTACGAATGCCTATGGCGACCTGATGAATCGTTTGTTTCGGAGGACGGCAATGTATATGCCCGTGACCTGATTGAGCAAATGGGCAAAGGGCTTAATTTGATGAAAGCAAATCCTGCTATTTTCAAAGCATTCAATTCTCCAAACGGATGGGGGCTTTACGAGCATTTTGTTCCGTGGATTGAAAGGTACCTTGCAGCCTGTATTGCAAATCCTAATGCTATTGTAAACGCAAGACGATGAGATACCTTGTAACAATGAACGG